ATAGTAACCTTTAGCGTAAACTTTCGCTTCACCTTTCAATGAGTTGTATAGTCGCTTAGTGTTGTTATAGCTTCCGTATGGTGAACGACCTTTTGTTAAATTACTCTTTGATTGTTGTATTACATACTTCTTAAACTCATCGAGTGCCTCCTGTAATCCTGTTAACCTTAAATCCATGTTAACAGATTGTCATTTCAGCAGGTGCAACAATGTCGAATGTCATAGTCCATCCCGCTACTGCATCTGTAAAGCGGTCGACAAATGGTTCACACGTTGCGGTATCGTCCATAATATGGTACCCTAAATCATACAAAGCCCCACGTCTAACGCTCTCATAAACTCTGTTTAATATCCCTAACGTTGTATGTAAAACATCGTCCTCGTTATCGTTTCCAATGTAAATATCCGTTACATTGTCTTTACTAACGTCAACTATGCTCATCATAACCAAAGAAATATTAAACACTTGTGTAGCTCCGTTAAATCTCGCATCATTAAAGATAATATGACAAAGCGGATACATATCTTGTTTAGCGTTTGTAATCTTATCAAGACTACCCTTCGTTACTTGATTAACTAACGGATCATTGATTAACGCCTCCTTTAGCTTCGTACTTATATCATAATATCCTCTCATGTGACTTCTTTAATTGTTTAACCTCAATACTTGCTTTTTGTTTCTCAAAAGTTAACAACGTTAAAGCTTTAAATAATCCCTGTTCTGTAACTGCGTCAAACTTTGTAATGTCTCCTTTAGCGAGTTGATAGATTGATTGATACCAACCCCATCGTTTGCCAAATTGAACGCTTTCACTATACGGGTTTTGTTCTTCTTCTGCTCCAAAGAGGTCAGAATATTGTTTAACAACTCGTTCCCTAAATTCCAAAAAAAAACCGATGCCGGTAATACAACGTCTAAGGGTGCGTACTTCATAACTTCCGCATAAGTTAAATCCCCGTTGTATGGTTCAATCTCGTACTTATCCTTTGACTGCTTAACGATTGGTCGATACATAACAGCCATCGCTTGGTGCATTGTATCAAAGTCAATTATATTTGCCTCAATGTCGATGTACTCCCCCCATGAAATATTTTCTAAGTCCGTAATGAATCCAAACTCTACATCGTTTAATTTAAATCTATGTTTGAATTTAGGATTATCACTAAACAACTTATTAAAGTGTTGCACCAACTCCACAACGGTTGACGCTTTCATTTTAACGACTGACTTCAATTCTACACCGCAGAATATTTCTATCATCTTCTGTGATACAAACTCTACATCGTCACTATTCTTAAGCGTCTTTAAATACTTCTGATACCTATCTAAACTAATCTCAGATAGATTGGACGGCACTTCAATCTCGTACTTCATTTCGCAATCATTATTTTTTTCTTAATTTCCTTCCAATACTTCAAATGTGCCTCAGCTTTGTCTACCTCGTTACTGATTGAATGCAACGCTTCAGTTTTCCATTCTTCATTGTACTCGTCCTTGTAAGCTTCGATAACTTTCTTTGAAGTCTCATTTACTATCTGTCTTGTTGACCTACCTAATTCCATATTTACCTTTGTTTGGGTTGCTTAATTGATAACTAACTGCATATCTTAACGCGTCTAATGCGTGGTTATATTTGTCTATTGGGGTTTCACTCTTACGTTCTAACCAACAATAGTTGTTTAATTCTTTTATCAAATCTACTGAATTTTCGTCAATAATTAATTCATAATCTCTAATCATTTCTATACCTTCAGTGATTTTATGTTTAACACACGGGACCACATTATTCCCTTGATGCTTTAATTCTGTTATAAGCCTTGGTTCTGCATTATCCCCAATGATTAAACCACCCTTTGCAAAGTGATTGTTTAACCTTGCTAACTCTGATGTTACTAAATTGGTCTGATAAATATGTAGCTTACAATAAATAATCTTATGAGTTTTATCTATTGACGTTTCAACGAGTGTTGTCGGGTCGTTACTGAATCCGTAATCTTGACCGAACACTGACCCATTATCATTATTAAACGCTCCTATCTTCCAATTATTATAGATAACCCCTTCCGCTTTGTCTAACCAACCTCCAAGTATTGTATGTTTATACTTCTCTGGTCTACGTTCTTTTATTGTTTTTATTTGATTTAAGAAACTTTCGGAAAGGTTTGATATATTATCCTTGTACGTTGTATGAATATACGTTGTATCACCTTTAATTGTGTTGACTCCTGCTTCTACTCCTTTGCTCTCGAAAAACTTTTGATAAATGAAATGTGTTTTCATTGCAGGATTCAGTACTAATATAACTCTGTTTTGTTTTTCTTTAGAACGAATTGAAAAGTCTATCTTATCAAAAATATCTTCATCAACTAACTCCTCTGCCTCATCTAACACGAAACAAGTTACACCACTTAAAGATTTTAAATTTGCAGTTTGTTGGCCTGAACTTGTTTTTATTCCCTTAAATAATATCTTACTTCCTGTCCTTAGATTTATTATTTCGTCTTTGGTTATGTGGAAATCTTGGAATCTATTTATTATTTCAATCTTCTCTATGAATTCAGGTATGATAGAAACATGAGCAGAAGTAAGAGTATACCTAGTAAATAATATCGTATGTCCTGATTCATATGTTAACAATAATAAAAAACTATTTACACTAAAACTTTTCGCACTTCCTCTTCCTCCTGTACAGACAAAGTAACGAGAATCTGAACCTAAAGCATCCCATTTTTTATTTAATTTTATAGTAGATGCTTCCATGTTCTTTTTTGTAAAATGTCTTTTATGGTTGCTTCAGTAACGTTAAATTTATTAGCTAAAAAAGTTCTTGTAATAACTCTTGGTTTAAAATTATTTCTAATATAAACAACATCACTTTCAGTTAATTTAGAATTTCCAATCTCTTCACCTTTTAGAACGTATTGCAAATTGTTATCTATGCAATGTTGTATGTTTTGCTTTCTTGTACACCATTCTAGATTTTCAATCCTATTATCGTGTTTAACTCCGTTAATATGATTCACTTCTAATATCTCTACTGTTGGGTTGAAGGTGTTTAAAACTATTCTATGAACTTTAATAGTTTTGCTAACTCCATCGTCTCCTTTTAAAACAGTTCTTAAATAGCCACTTTTATCTAATGCAGGTTTTAATATAGCTTCTTTTTTAGCTCCTTTCCAATTAAATGTTTTTAACCTACCTAAATTACTAACTTCATAACTAGAGTAACCATTTGCTTTTTTCCAAATCTCAATCATATATTTATTTTTATTGTAAATATAATGACTTTCTACTCTACATCCTATTTATTTATTATCTATTTTAAAAACTTCTTTTATATTGAAATCAACTCCACTGATATTAACATCCGATTCAATACGCTCTTTTGGTTTACCATATGAGTATTCAATGATAATCTTTGAGGCACTAATCTTATCAGCATCCTTTGACTTATCACTAACTACTATATTAGCTAAGCATTGTATTGCATCAAGTGAGTAGGGTATCATTAAATCCCTAATTCTATTCTCTTCGTCTTTTGGTTTACGACCTGCTCCTGGTCTCGCTCCACCTGTTCCAGCCATTGATTTTGTATTGTTTATTCAATTACCCTAAAATCTCTTTCTCATTGAAATCAACCATAGGCTTTTTAATTTCATACTCATTGTATACCAACTTAACTTTACGAATCATATCTGCTAAGCAAGAAGAACAAGTAGTTGGTAATTGTTTCGCTTTGAATACTCTGTTATATATTTCTAAGAACTCTAATTGTTGCGATGGTTTAACTTTAACACTGATTTGAGGTAGTAAGTCGTTCAACTTATTGTATTCAACTTCTGTTAAACATTCAGGAGTTTTATAAGGGAATAACTTATTTAGTTTCTCTTTACGTTTATCGCAACCACAATCAGATCCTGCAATAAAGTTAACTACTTTATCTATTCCTGTTGCTTCAGTAAACTTCGCTACTGTATCTCCTAATCCTTTCGACTTTGCCATTTAATTTCAATTTACATTTTTTAATAGTGTAGAAAATAATCTTCAGAGATATACCTGTTTCTTTTTGTATTTCTCTCATAGACTTCCCACTTCGCAAATATAATAAGAATAATTGTTTGTCAAACCATTCCCACTTATTCACTTCGTTATCTATTGTCTGATAGTATAACTCGTCATCATTGTTTTTGTTACCCTCTTCTGCAATATCATGAACGTTATCAATGTCTATTGTGAATATTTGTTTCTTGTAATAGTCGTAGTAAGAGTTGCGCAGCATCACCCAAATATATGCTTTGTTAATCTTTTGGCCTTTCGAGTATTTGTGATAACGTAGATACATTTCTTGTACTATGTCTTCGGCTTCGCTCTTAGCTCCAAATGTTTTAACTATTTTAACCCATTCGTTGTGATACTGCGCAATCTTTTCTAAATTCATAATGCTATTTTATGCAAATTCTAAATTTTCAACTTGTACTTTAGATAAAAGCAATAAGTTATTGGGAAAAAACCCGTAAAAACAATACTTTCCATCTAACATGAATCCTGCGTATTTTATTGTTTCGCCTTTATACTTATACATAATTACTCTTTGATAAATGTTCCTCCTATTGTTTTCCCTTTGCGATGTTCTATTACTTTAAACGCACGCTCTATGCAGTTGTTTAGTGATAAGTCCATTTGCGCTGCTAAGATAACTAAAGTAATGTAAGCATCACCCAAAGCGTCAATAATTTCTACTTTGTCGTCTTTTAGCATTGCGCTGCAAAGTTCGCCAACCTCTTCGTTTACCTTTGCAAGTTGTTTAAATCTATTGTCGTACTTTAAGATATTACGTTCAATAGCCCAGTCTAAAATCTTATCTTCCATATTCCTTTAAATATAAATCAATCGCAAATTTTGTTTTCTCTAAATCTTGTTCAAAGTTACCTTTTTTTCTGCATCTTACAACTCGTTTTATAATATCGAATTCCCATGCATTAAGGTCTTGTTGTTGTGCGAACAAATATAACGATCCATTTTCATTATTATAATAGCTTGGCTCTGTTTTTTCAAAGATAGTCTCATCTTCATAACTTAAAAACTGCCTTACCATTTCTTTATCGTCTAATACCCAAAAATACTTATCTGTTCGCTCTATTACCTTGTAGTCGTTCCCTTTAGTAAGACCGCTAATGTTATCTACTATACATTTCATAATTCAAAAGCTTTTAATGATTCGGCAAAGTTACCATTTTCTTTTAATAATCGTAACATTTCGGCAACAACTTCACGTGTTTCTTGTTGTGCGTCTGACTTAAGTCTAAGATTGAAAACGTGTATAAACGATAGTAGACTGCCTGTCCATAAAAAAGTCGTGTTAAGATTCAAAGGAAGTATAGTTCGTGCCTGTTCTTTTGATACCCCTAAACTGATTAATTGTTTATATGCATTCTGACAAAACTCTTTAACGTTGTATTCAATCTCGTTACATTTTTCTTGCGTATCGTATGGTAAAGCTTCCGAACTGCCCTGTTTACTATCTTTGCTTTGTTCACGCCATTCGCTTATAAGTGTGTAAGTGTCACTGAAATCCACGTAACGTCCCGAAATACTATTAGCACTCATTCCAACTTGATGTTTAAACAATTGTCTCTCAACATATATAGGGCAATGTATTCTAAACGTTAGCTGTGGATGTCTAAACACTGAGGTGTGTTTATGCTTTACTAAATAGTTTATCAATCTACTATTCTGATCATCGGAATAGTTACTTGCTTTCTTATCAAACGATACTCTCGCAGCATCGCAAACGGTCGCATCGTTACCGTACACGCTTAAAAGTTCTACTTTACTCATAATACTTTTTCTCTTATTTCTTCAAAATCTAATCCTTTCATTAATAATTCTACTGCTCTTTCATATTCTGAATGGTCTTCAGTAAAATTTGAGGGTACTTCTCCATTCTCCCATAGTGAATAAAGAAATTCAATTGCTCTTTTCTTTGTCATAACTTACTGATTATGAACCGCAGAACAAACAGCCGTCCTCATCTTCATCTGCTTCGGGATTGGTTTCTATTTCGGGATTCAATTGTTTCTTGAGTTCATAAATTCTCTGCATCAAATCTCCATCTTGGAATAAATCCCCTGTCAATAATGCTTTTAGCTCTTCAATTTGTTGTTTAATTGTTGTCATCGTACTTGTTATAAAAGGCTTTGCAAATCATGCGCCCTACGTTAATTACTCCTTTTCTGTTCTCTCTAAACTTCCATCGGTCAATGTCAAATTGCATTGCTATCATCCATCGGTTTCTGTTCTTGTTGTTTCTTGAAATCATTGTATCTGAACTTTAATGTTTTCTTTAAACTCGTCAATCTGTTTTATTATGTTCGAGTAAGTCTGTGCCATTGTCTCGTTGTTATTCTCTACAAACGTATTGGCAAACCTCTCAACTCCATTGATAAACTGATTAATCGTGCGTTTAATTTCGTGCTTATGAAACATATTGTCTGACACATCATCAAGTGAATGTAGTGCAGATTGGCAAAGCATCATTGCACGAGCCACGTGTTGGTAATATTCAATCGCCTGTTGGCGTTTAGCCTCACTTAAGTCAGTAAGGCTCTTAACGTCTTTCTTCATGTTAAAATGGTGTTTCTTCTGTTTGTACTTTATTAACTCTCCACGCATCAATTGACGTGAAATACTTCCCTTGCCACTCGTTGGTCTTGAAGTTAAATAGTACCTCAACTTCTTGGTCAACTTTGTTGTATTGTAAGAACTTATCCACTTTCTCCGTTCCAAAGATACCAAACTTAACCGCTTGAGGGTACTCTCCATTTGTCTCAGTTACTACAAACTCAATTTTTTTGTTTGCTCCTACTTCAATCACTTCTAAAATGTTGGTAATCTTACCTACAAACTTCATTTCATTTTTCATATTTGTTTTATTTTATTGTTAATTCCTCTTCATTTAATGCATAATACAAATTCTGTAATTGGTGAATATATTTTAACTCTCTTATAAAATAACAATTAGCATCTGAAATATCATTGTTATAACACCACTCACCATCATTGTTTTTGATAGAATTACAATATCCATCTTTATTTTTTATTACATAGTTTTTGTCAAAACTGTGATATTCAAAACCTAACTTCAACAACCATTCTACTGTTATTTCAATAGGTCTGCATATCTCGAAATTAACTCCATCATAATCACTAAGTAATCCAAATTGATTATGTTTTATTTCTTGTACTTGCCTGTAAACTATTCCATTATAATCTGCAAACATGTAATAATTTCCTATTCTTAACTCACTTGCTTTCATCTTCTTTTATTTTATTGTTTGCTATTCTAAACGCCTCTTTGACGCATTCTGTTACACTATACTTTTTCTTCTGGTACTTAAGCCGCATCCTTATTTCGTCTATTGGGATGTCGCTAAAGTCAATTATACTTCTTTTCATGTATTTGATTTATGTATTGTTGATAATATTCAATTGCTGCCACTGAGCGCTCTAACATTTCCTCTTCAAGTTGATAGTCACGTTCAATGGTTAACATCGTTACAAGGCTTTGAATTGGTGTATCTCGTACTCTATGCAGATCTTCGCTTTCGTAACCGATTAAGTCGCTTGGTGTATTTACCATGCAGTATGCAAGTGCAGCACGTTCTACATTGTAAAGATGCATATACCCCCTTAACTGAAATTCATAATCTTTAATGTTAATGTCGCTTGGTGTTGCAGGGAATGTATCAAAGCTCCAAGACGTTTTAATGTCGATTATTAAGTCAGGTGTGTAGATGTCGCATTCCCCTGTTAGTAGCTCGGTTGTTTTACGTACTTCGTTCTTTTCGTAGTTAGTAAATAGAACATCGTTAAGTAGTTCAATCGATTGCTCCTCGCATTGTATTCCCTTGGTCACGTACTTGTTGTTTAACTCAGTAGTGTAACCGAAGTAGTCTTGCTTAGCAATTGACTTAATGTAACTCTTTGCTGTTTCGGACAGTGCCTCACTTTTACTTCGTGAGGCTGTCATAATTTTCGGAAGTGATGAACATCTGATTAACATGATTGCTTAAATTTAAGTTCGTGATATTTTGACAATGCTGATTCTTCTTTTTTTGTTAGTTCATCTATCATTTCGCAATCAATACAAATTTCGTCGCTATCAATACAATACTGGTATGATATTACTTTTCCTGAAAGCGTAAAGCTTGCAACCTCGTTATCTTTTTGTATTTTATCGTAAAACATAACATTTGAACCAATTGGCGCAATATATTCTTTACCCTCTAAATGTATTAAAGGATCACCCTCTTTATCGTATAATTCATATGTTACTAACATAGCTCCAATTGTTTAGGTGTTAATTCAAACTTCTCTTTTAACTTTTCCATTGTGTAC